GATGAGGATTACTTTGAGTTTTCTGATGATCTACTTATTGCGGCAGCAGAAAAGATTCAGTTTAGGGATACTGGTCTTTTTATTAACTCTAGTGCTGACGGTCAGCTTGACATTGTAGCAGACACAGAAGTACAGATTGCAGCTACTACTATTGACATGAATGGTAATGTTGATATATCAGGAACATTAACTGTTGCTGGTGCTTTGGATTTTGGTGATGCTGCACTTTCTAATGTTGGTGCATTACAACTAGATAGTATTGCAGGTGATGCTGATACAAATACAAGTATTACTTTTAGTGGTTCTGATGTTATTACATTTACTAATGGTGGTGAAACACAACTTACTTTTAATAATGGTTCTATCTTACCTACTACAAACAATGATGTAGATTTAGGCTCAGATGCATTAGAGTTTAAAGATATTTATATTGATGGCACTGCTTTCTTAGACACTGCTGATATTGCTAATATCTCAGCCGATACTATTGTAGCTACAAATAAAAAGATACAATTTCGTGATACTGGTTTGTCTATTAATTCTAGTGCAGATGGACAGCTAGATATTATTGCAGATACTGAGGTGCAAATTGCAGCAACTACTATTGACATTAATGGTAATGTAGAAATTTCAGGTGATCTTACTATTACTGGTGATGACCTAATAATGGGTACTAATACTGCTGGGGCTTTACTTATTGCAGACGGTACAAACTTTAACCCCACTGTAATAACTGATTTATCAGAAATAGCCACTGCTGCCAGTGGTGATATATTATTAGCAATAGATGCTTCTGGTGGTGGACTTAAAAAAATTACTAGGTCTGTATTAACAGCAGGGCTTGCTTCAGATAGTGCTATCTCTAATATTATAGAAGACACTAGCCCACAACTAGGTGGGAACTTAGACACTAACAGTCAAAACATTTTAATTGATGATGCACATTTTATTGCTGATGAAAGTGGTAATGAACAAATTATTTTTCAAACAACTGGCTCTGCGGTAAATCAATTTGATGTAACAAATGCTGCTTCAGGTAATGGTCCTAAATTGTCGGCTACAGGTGGTGATACTAATATTGATTTAGATTTATTGGCAAAAGGGTCTGGTATTATTAAAGTTATATCACCGGGGGGTTCTGGCAATTCAGGTGCAATACAATTAAATTGTGAGTCTAATTCACATGGGCAGATACTTAAATCTCAACCTCACTCAGCAAGTGCTACAAACACTATGTTATTACCAGAGGGTGCTAATTCAACCTTAGTGTCATTGGTATCTTCAGATACACTTACAAACAAAACTCTTACTGCACCTAAGATTGCTGATGGTGGTTTTATTGCAGATGCAAATGGTAATCAACTTATTGTATTTCAAACAACAGGCTCTGCAGTTAATGAACTAGAAATTACAAACAATGCTAGTGGCAGTAATCCTATTATTGCAGCTACAGGCGGTGACACAAACATTGGCATAGCTTTAACTCCAAAGGGTACGGGCGAAATTGTAATTGCTGCAGGTAATTTAAATTATGGCGGCACGGCTATTACGGCAACGGGCGCAGACATAAACCTAATAGACGGCATAACAAATGGAACTGTGATAGCAAGTAAAGCTATTATAACCGACTCAGATAAAGACATTTCAGGTGGTAGAAACATCACCATTTCTGGTGAGATTGATGCAGCTACTGGTGATTTTAGTGGTGTTGTAGATGTTGCTGGCGCACTAACTACTGCTGCAATAACTGCTAGTGGTATTATTAAAACAGATGACTCTACTGCAGCTACAAGTACAACAGATGGCTCCTTACAAACTGATGGTGGTTTATCTGTAGTTTTAGATGCTGTTATTGGTGATGACTTGCTTATGCTAAGTGATGCATCTGTAATACATTTTGGTGCTGACAGTGATATTACTCTTACACACAATGCTGATGTTGGACTAGCACTAAAACACACTGCTACTGCAGATGACAAACCTATCGTACTTACCTTGCAAACAGGTGAGACTGATATGGCAGCTAACGATGTTATTGGTAAACTTGCTTTCCAAGCCCCTGATGAGGGTACAGGAACAGATGCTATACTTGTAGCTGCTGCTGTACAAGCTGTTGCTGAAGGTAACTTTAGTTCTTCTAACAATGCTACACGATTAGAGTTTCATACAGGTGCAAGTGAATTAGCTGCAGTAAAAATGACACTAAACTCTACTGGTGCAGTTAAGCCAGTTACATACCAAGAAACATATGTATCTCTTACTGCTGCAGGTACGGTTGATTTAGACTTACTTTCAGCTAATCACTTTGCTGTTACGATGGATGAAAACACTACATTTACATTTAGTGACCCACCTGCTAGTGGAACTTCATTTGCCTTTACTCTTATAGTAACTCAACACAGCACTGCTGTTACATTAACTTGGCCTAACACTGTAGACTGGGCTGGCGGTTCTGCACCTGATGCTGCTGGCAATAATGCAGTACAGGCATATGGCTTTATAACTAGGGATGGCGGCACTACTTACTATGGTTTCCTTGGAGGAACAGCCATTGGTTAATTCCTTTAATAAAGTCTTTTTGGGTGCTGCTGGTACATCTACTGGCGCATCTGACGATCAGTTCAACCGTGTTAGTTTTCTGTCTCACTTTGATGGCGCAAACAACGGAGTAAACAATGCGTTTGCCCAATAAAAAAATTAAATCCTATGGCGCCGGTCTGCCTGATGACGTCTTCACGCGCATCATTGACCTGGCGAAAATCAATGGCATCACGGCGCACGAGCAGTTTGATAATCCCGACACGGGACACTTGCCGGGCGGGTGGCTGAAGCTGGATTACATTGAACGAGCCATGCAGGAGTATAAGTTCGGCGGTGAATTTCCAAGGCGTAAATATGATTACACCGACATGTTGATTGAATTTAATAAAAAGGACATTGATACATTGCCACAGTTTGACGTGGTTATCATTGACGAAGCGCAGGATTTAAGCTGGTTGCAATGGCAAATGGTCAAGCGACTTGCAGAAAAAACAAAACGACTTTACATCGCCGGTGATGATGACCAGGCCATTTTTAAATGGGCTGGAGCACGACCAGAATTTTTGATCAACATGAAGGGAACAAGAACAATTCTCAGTGAATCCTACCGTCTTCCCTTCTTGATTCACAGAAAAGCGAACGACCTAATACGCCGTGTCAAGGCACGTGTTGACAAGGAATGGTCGGCAAGGGATGCACAGGGTGAAGTTAATTATTACCCCAGCGAACAATTAAGTAAATTGATGCAAGGCGAATGGCTAATTCTGGCGCGCAACAAGTACAATCTTGACCTGTTGGAAGAAGGATTGAAGCTGGAGGGATATTACTATCAGCGCAACGGCTCGACATCGGTGGACGCCAAAGCGATCCGCGCGATTCAGTCGTGGGAAAAGATTCGCAAGGGCGGGGAACTGTCCTTGAAGGAAGTCAAGGATTTTTACTATTATATGCTTGTGGACAGGTCGGTGAATCGCGGGCACAAGACTATGCAGAAGGCTGACAGGGAAAAGCTCTATAATTACGACACACTGACCAAGGACCATGGATTGAATGTTAGCAATAACTTTCCGTGGTTTGAGGCATTAGACAGCATGCCACGACTTAAATCCACCTACATTAGGGCGGTTCTTCGTCGCGGTCAGAAAATTACTCATAATCCGCGCATTAAATTATCTACCATTCATGGAGCCAAAGGCGGTGAGGCGGACAATGTTATGCTACTAACAGACTTGTCCAAGAAAACTGATGAGGCATATTGGTTAAACAAGGATGAAGAAAGACGAGTATTTTATGTTGGCATGACACGAGCAAAGCAAAGTTTAAATGTCATTCGATCAAAATCTAACAGAGAATTTACGGAGGTTTTTTAATGAATAAGCTGGTAAGAATAATTTTAACCGAGGAAGAAAAAGCACTATTAAAAAAACTCAAGGATTCCATTACTCCCGAAACCACTGCGGAATGGGGAAGAAATGAAATGAGATCAAATGTCAAAGATGATTATGCCTGTCATCCCGACGCCAAAGGGCTTGAAGATAAAAAATGAAGAGTAAAGAGTATTTAGAAAAGACAATTGAAATCATTAGTGGTGACCGCCATATGGATTACGGCGACAAGACAACTAATCATCAAATCATAGCTGACCTGTGGAGTACTTTTTTGGGACATAAAGTTACGGCACAGCAGGCGGCCATTTGCATGTTGCTTGTCAAAGTGGCGAGGTTAAAGCACAAACGAACGGAGGATTGTTACATTGACATGGCGGGATACGCCGCCATTGCGGGAGAAATACAAGACACGGTTGGATGGAAGGATGATGAAGGTGAAGGAACGAGAAGAGGAAGAGAAACAGCGGAATACATTAAATCATTAGAAAAAAATAGAGAGAAAAAATTTCCCCACAATAAAAGAAAGCTGATTTTAAGCATGATTCAATCTACAAAAAAAAATATGTCTGGCCGGAAGAACGGCTTCTCTCCCCTTCGCGCATTCTTGATCGAACGAGTGATAAGTCCTTTCTCGAGAAATGGCGAAAAAGAATTGGAGATAAAGAGGCGGACCGCATTGTCGCGCATTCCATCGCCGTCGGTAAAAGCATGCATAAGTATCTGGAGGGAAAAATAAAAAATGAAAAAGGGGACGTACTGTACAACTTCAATCCTAACAAGAAACTGGCGACGAAACTCGCCAAGCTGATCATCACAAAAGGACTGAAAGACAGGTTGCAGGAAGTATGGGGCGTGGAAGCCCGCGTGCATTTTGGCAATTACTACAGGGGCATCGCGGATCTGATCGGCATCTATGAAGATGAACCGTGCATCATTGATTTCAAACAAAAGAGAAAACCACAACTGGAAAGCTATGATTCCATTAAAAATTATTTCACGCAGATGGCCGCCTACGGCATGGCGCATAACCGCATGTGCAAGACAAAGATAAGGAAAGGCGTTGTGCTGATAGCAACGCATGACTACAAGTTTCAAACATTTACAATACAGGGCGATGCATGGCGAAAGCACTGCCGTGATTTTTTAAAGCGGCTCAGAACCTGCATGAAGGAGGATTAATGACACAGATACCACTATTTCAAACACCAAGCGAATGGCTCCCACCAGAGCGCATTCCCGAACTACGAGAGGCAAAGGAAATTGCCATTGATCTGGAGACATGTGATCCGGGCCTAAAGACAATGGGACCGGGATGGGCAACCGGCAACGGATACATTGCCGGAGTCGCGATCGCCATTGAGGGCTGGAAGGGATACTTTCCCCTTCGCCACGAGGGTGGCGGAAATTTTGACGAGAAATTCTTCAAGATGGCCCTTAAGAAAATTCTGGAACTCCCGTGCGACAAGATATTTCACAACGCAAGCTACGACGTGGGATGGTTGCGCTGGTGGGGACTGAACGTCAAGGGACGCATCATTGACACAATGATAGCCGCTCCGCTGATTGATGAAAATAGACGTAGATATTCACTGAATGAGCTGGGAAAGGATTATCTCAAGGAAACAAAGTCCGAGGCGCTTCTATACGAGGCGGCGAAGGAATGGGGCGTAAACGCTAAGGCGGAAATGTGGAAACTTCCTCCCATGTATGTTGGTCCCTACGCCGAACAGGACGCTGATCTGACACTGCGGCTATGGCACCATTTTAAAGTGGAACTCATTAAACAGGAACTCAGCAGTGTCTTTGATCTGGAGACAAAGCTTCTTCCCTGCCTCATTGACATGCGCTGGGAGGGCGTTAGCGTTGACCTGGAGAAGGCGGAGTCCATCAAGAAAAATTTGATCACGAGGGAAAAGAAAATCCTCAAGCAGATCAAGAAGGAAACCGGAGCGGATGTCGATATCTGGGCGGCGGTGAGCGTTGCCAAGGCGTTTGACAAGCTTGACATCTCCTATGATCGCACGGAAAAAACGGGACAGCCAAAGTTTGACAAGAACTTTCTGACGACGCACAAGCATCCGTTGGCAAGGATGATCGTGACGGCACGGGAAATTAATAAGGCACGAACCACTTTCATTGACACAATTCTTACACATTCTGTTGACAGTAAAATTCACGCGGAAATCCATCAGCTTCGAAGTGAGGCCGGCGGAACGGTGACGGGACGGTTCTCGTACTCCAATCCAAACCTGCAGCAGATTCCGTCACGGAACAAGGAACTCGGACCGCTGATCAGATCCATTTTCATACCAAAGAAAGGATGCAAGTGGGCCAGCTTTGACTATTCACAGCAGGAGCCCCGCGTTCTCGTTCATTTCGCCGCTCTGACGGGCGGAGGACTGAAGGGAGCCGATGAGGTAATTGAATCCTACAAGACGGAGGAGCCGGACTTTCACCAGGCGGTGGCCGACATGGCAGGCATTGACAGAAGCTCCGCCAAGACCATCAATCTTGGCATGATGTACGGCATGGGCAAGGGAAAACTGGCGAGCCAGCTTGGACTGAGCACCGTTGAAGCGGAAGACCTGTTTCACAGGTTTCATTCGAACGTTCCCTTTGTAAGACAGCTCATGGAACAAGCGACACGGCGCGCGGAACATGTAGGATATCTACGGACACTTCTTGGCCGTAAATGCCGTTTTGATCTGTGGGAACCCAGGGCCTTTGGAATTCACAAGGCACTGCCACGATGGGAAGCGGAAAATGAATATGGACAATACCTAAAAAGGGCATGGACTTACAAGGCACTTAACAGACTAATACAGGGATCATCAGCGGACATGACAAAGAAGGCGATGGTTGACTTGTACGAGGAGGGAATACTATCTCACATACAGGTTCATGATGAATTAAACTTCTCTATTGAGAATGAGAAACAAGAAAAAAGAATAAAAGAGATCATGGAACAAACCGTCGAGCTTAAGGTACCGTTGAAAGTTGACATAAAGGTTGGGCCATCCTGGGGAGAAATAACGTGAAAATTTGTTCGCATTGCAGAAAAGAAAAACCGTATTCAGAGTTTCACGCAAAGACTAAAAGTTCCGATGGACACAGCAGTTGGTGCAAAGATTGTAGAAAACATTATTCAGACGAAACGTACCCTAAAAAAAGGATCAAGGACATTGAGAGGCTATACAAGAATCCGGATAATTTCCTGAAGCACTGGTTGTGTGATAAGAGAAAAAACTCACGTCATCCTATGGATGATGATATTACTCTGGATTATTTAATGGGTCTCTGGAATAAACAAAAAGGGCTTTGCGCTCTTTCGCAACAGCCTATGACACACATAAAAGGAAAAGGAAAAGTATATGAGAATGTTTCAGTGGACCGCACTGACTCCTC